GGTTGACCTGAGCGGAGACCTAAGCTAATCTCGTTGGATCCTACCCCGTTGAGATTGGCTTGAGGCGCTTCGCGCTTTGGGTCTGTTTTTACGTTGTCAGAGAGCGAGATCAACAGGACTCGCTCTTTGTCATTTTGGCGAGTGGTAAACCTTAGCGCTCGTGATTCTTCCAGTGATCGAAGCGCGATAATGGATGAGCATCGCTCCTTTATGGATTGTGAAGATCGAGCGCTCAAAGCTATAGGATCTGTAGTAAGGCTCAACGTCAACTGATCCAGTGACGCTCACTCTAAGTTGTCCGAATCCTTCAACAAAGTCAGAGGTCATCAGTGCGACCTCATGGTTAGGGCCAACAAGCTCCAGCTCAATCGGGACATCATGAGCAGTGAATAGCACATTCATGTTCTCTCCTTGCGTTTATCGTTATACATATGTATAACACTTAACGTTGAAGAGGTTAACTCGGAGTTAACCAAGATGGGCGGGGGGTCAGTGTTGTTAATGGGGTGCTGACTCCTCGCCTTTTCTTTTCTGGGAGGTCCACATGAGCGAGAAGAGCCAGACGATAGCATTGAGGGTGACGCCCAGTGAGCACAGCTTCGTGGCCTCTGAGGCTAAGAAATTCGGCTGCACAAGCTCAGCGCTCATCAGGGCTTTGATCAAGATCCACTTCGACTCACGAAAGCATCAAGGCGATTTAGCTCGACGTGTTGAGCGACACTTGGAGACACCACATGATTAACAAGATCACCCTCATTGGGAATCTCGGCAAAGATGCCGAGATGAGACAGACGACCGGCGGCGCTTCATATTGCGCTTTCTCAATGGCCACCTCAGAGCGGCGCAAGCAAGGAGAGGAATGGGTTGAGGAGACCGAGTGGCACACGGTTAAGGTCTGGGGTAAGTCAGCGCCTCGAGCTGCTGAGCTGAAGAAGGGGAACAAGGTCTATGTTGAGGGCAAGCTCAAATCATATGAGATCGACGGCCAACGACGTTGGGAAGTTGTCGTTCACAACTGGAAGAGCCTAGCCGCTAAGAGTGATCATCTTCTTCCTCCAGACCCACCACACCAAAACACTTGGAACGCAGTGCCGGGGGGATGGTCATGAGTGACCGCTATGAACGCGACGTGATGAGCAGGCTTGAAGAGCTCATCGTGCTCGATGCCAGAGAACACGGTAATGAGTTGAGCGCTCAGAGCGTTGAGCTGCTCGAGAGAATCAGAGAGGTCCTCAATGCTGAGGAAGCTCTATATAATGAAAATGTTACTCGCAACGCGCACGCGCACGCGCACGCGCACGCGCAAGCGCACATGAATCAAGATGACGATCAAGCCTGAAAAGAAAGAGGAGCTACTCAGCAACCTCAGAGATGGCCTGACGATTGAAGCGGCTTGCGCTTTAGCCGGTGTGAGTAAGACAACCTTTTATCGCTGGCGCAAGAATGACCCCGAGTGGGAGGAGCTGAGCGACCACGCGATGAACTTCGCTGAGCCCATATTGCTTCATCAGCTCAAGACAGCCGCTGAAGATAAGATGGGTGACTGGAGAGCATACGCTTGGATTCTTGAGCGGCGATGGCCTCAACGTTGGGGGGCGCGCCAAGAGATCGAGCTCAATCACAACCAAGTGAATGATGGAGGCGCTGCTATGGTCGCGGCTATGATCCTCCAGACTGACCAGAGAACCAAACAACTTGAGCAGGAGAGTGATGATGATGAAGACGTATGACACCACCAAGATTAACGCGGCTCCTGTTCTCGCTCGATGGGCGTTTCAAGATCGCAACCTTGTGAGGCTGTTAAAGCTTCGGGCTGATAAAGGTGGCGCTGAGCTCGCCGCTGAGCTCGCCGCTGAGCTTCACGACATTTACAAAAAGCGACTGGATGAGCTCGAGGTGATGATCAGCAAGGGGGCAAAGTGATGGTTCAGATTTGCTTAATGCGTGAGTGGTCAATGCTGCACCACCTCTTCAGCGCGACCTATGAGATTGAGGGTGACTGGGTCAAGGTAGCTGAGGAGAGTCAAGATCATGGTTGGCAGCGCTCCACAGTGGACATCATCAACGCTGAAGTCGGGGCAACCGTCCACAAACACACCACTGATAAAGATGGGCGCAAGTCAACCACAGTATGGCGCGTCACCTCAGAAGGGCTTAAGCTATGGGAGAACCAAGAGAGCTAAGCCTCAACCCTCTTCAACAGGATCTTATCGCGAGGATCAGAAGACAAGATAGAATCATCGCGGCTCGATGTGGTTGGGGAGCTGGCAAGACTTCAGCGCTAGTATTCAGCATCCTCTTTATTTCCAAGTGGCGCGCCGGGAGCTCCAGCTTACTGGTGACCGACACCAACCCCAGATACAACTCTGTGTTGATGCCTGAGATGGAAAAATGGTTGTCGCCATTGGGCTGGACCTATAACCACTCTCTGAGGCAGTGGCTAGACCCAACGACAGGGTCAACGGTTTGGTGTCGCTCTTACTTCAGGCCCGGCACAAGGGACGCAACTCATAACCCACTCGAGGGTCTTAACATCACCTCTGGGTGCTGCCTCATTGATGAGTGTCAGACGCTCACCGCTGAGGTAGCTCATAAAGCGCTTGGTCGTCTGCGCTCAGGTCCATCGCCCATCATGATCCTTGTTGGCCTTCCTGTGGCTGACGCTTGGTGGTGTGCTATGGCTGAGACTGCCGGCCTCTCCCCTTTGCTCTTCACGTCATACGTCAACAAGGCCCATCTCTCTGACGAGTGGTTTGAGGCCACTGAGTTGCTCCCTAAAGAAGAGCGTGAGGCTATGGTGATGAACAAGCCACGACCTCCCAGCGGCTTGGTCTATTCAGAGTTTGACGCTGAGACGATGGTGATTGATGATTGGGAGTACTCGCCAGAGATGAGCGCGAGGATAGCCATTGACTGGGGATTCAGGAAACCATCAGTGCTCATCCTCGCTCATGATGAGCGGCTAAACGCTGACGTCATCTGCGCTGAGCTGAACCCCAATGAGGTCACCATTGAGCAGCTCGCCTTGCTCATCCTCGCTATTGCTTGGCCTCGCTCGATTCAGGATCAGGCGCCAGCTCCTCGCATATGGCTTGATGAGGGTTGCGCTGATAAAGCCGGCAAAGCTCGCAACGACCAAACCGGCGCTTCAGCATTTCGAGCAATGCGAGCAGCTCCCCCCAAAGGTTTAGGGCTACCGCTGAGGTCAACCACTGATCCAATCAGGACGGATATTCTCAACGGGGTGCAGAAGCTCAAGCGAGCATTCACGCGGCGTCAGTATCTCATCACTCGTGAAGTCTGGGACGCTGGCGAGAGAGTACCCGGCAACTCAATCAGGAAGGCGCTGCTCTCTTATCAGTGGGAGCGAACCAAGGAGCAACCAAAAAAGGATGGACGCGAAGACCCACTTGACGCGCTCAGGTATGACTGCATCATGTGGCGATGGGCTGATGATTCCACAGTTGACCGGCGCAAGTATCAACCCAGAGCCTCACCACGATCACGGAAGGTCAGGGTTGGAGGTGCTAAAGCAAGAAGGAGCTTTTAATGAAAATCTATGATGATGATATTGGTGAGGTGATCCTCATTGACTCGATGGGAGAAGATGCAACGCCAGCTCACGCGGCGCGGGTCAGCTTCGCTCACCTCCACCAAGGGCGCTCTGAGGACGTGAGCGAGAAGGATGAGAAGCTGATCAAGTACTTAGCCACCAATGGTCACACCTCACCCTTTGAGCACGTCACTGCGAGCTTTGAATTGACGGTGCCGCTCTTTGTCGCTCGCCAGATCATGAGGCATAGAACGTTCAGCTTCAATGAGGTCAGCCGCCGCTACACCTCCAAGGACATTAGCGTTTATCAACCCATCAGCATCAAGCAACAGGCTGTAGATAATCTCCAGTGTTCCTCTAACCTCGAGGTTCAAGAGTCGGTCTATTGTCAGAAGCTCATCGAGGGTGCAGCCTCCACAGCGCTGGCCATCTACAACGAATTGATCAAGCGCGGCGTAGCTCGTGAAACTGCTCGCTCAGTTTTGCCGGTGGCTACCTACACCTCCTTCTGGATGACCGGCAATCTCCACAACTGGGTGAAGTTCACCAAGCTAAGGACTTCGCCACATGCTCAACTAGAGACACGCCTAGCGGCTGAAGCTATCCGGGTGCAACTCCTCGAACGTTACCCGGTCAGCATGTCGGCGCTCACCAATGAATAAACACATTCTCTTGAGGCTTCAGCAGGCTGAACTCTTAGGCCAGATGTCAACGTGTCCACGCGGTCAAGTAGGGGCTGTGATCTTCGAGCCCTTTAGCTGGGTGGTGGTTGCTGATGGTTATAATGGCCCTCCCAGAGGAGGCGGCGAGCTCTGCGGCGAGGATCACTGTAGGCGTAACCTCTTAGAGATAATCTCTGGCTCGATGACTGAAACGGGCTGCCATCACGCAGAGGCCAACGCCATCGTCAACGCGGCGAGGCGAGGCGCGCCCACTCGAGGTGCTTGGCTTGCAGTTACAAGAGCGCCTTGTTTGAGTTGTGCTAAGATCGTCCATCACGCTGGAATCAAGAGGGTCTTTGTTTTTGCTTCCGAGTCGGAACCAAACTTAAGCGGCGTGAGTTATTTAGAGCAACATCAAGTGAGCGTGGAGTATGTTGAACGAGTCAGAGCAATATAAAGAGCGGTCGCTCACAATTGTGCTTTTAGACTTGGTCAACTCAACTGGCTTTGTTGAGGTCGCTGGCGCTCAACGTGCAGCGCGATGGTTCCAGTACCACGACCGGCTGGCGCGCTCCCTCCTCTATCGCTTCAGCGGCCGAGAGATCGACAGGTCAGATGGTTTCCTCTTTACGTTTGATCGAGTGTTTGACGCGCTCAACTTCTCGCTTTACTACCAACAAACA